GACGCCGACGGGCAGGCGCTGGACGATTTGCAGGACAAGGACGAGGAGATCGACGACCTGCTGGCTGCCGCTGCTGAGCTGACCGCTGAGTTCCGGGCTTCGGTCGAGCAGGCATCAGCCCGGCTGCGGAGCGTGGCGGGCCGGACGGAGGATGGCCATGACTCCCGGTGAGGACGAGAGCGCGCTGCCCGTTGCTGTCGTGCTGGACCGGCTGGACGCCATCGGCACGACGCTGGACGCGGTGTCGAAGCGGATCGAGGCCGTGGCCGGGCGCGAGCGCAGGACCCGGCTGCTGGCCATGGGGATGCTCGTCTCGTTTGCGCTCGACATCATCCTGACCGTGGTCGTGACCGTCCTGAGCGTCAGCGCGCTGAGCCAGGCGGCCACCCTCCACAAGTCCCAGCTGGCCGCCTGCACCATCAGCAACGAGACCCGCATGGAGCAGATCACCTTGTGGAACTACGTGATCCAGCTGTCCAGCAAGAACCCGGACTCCAACAAGGCCCAGCTGGCCCAGTTCGAGGCCTTCGTCCGCAAGACCTTCAGGCCCGTGGACTGTGCCCGGGTCTACCGCTAGCAGCCTCCTGCCGATTAACCCGGTCAGACGCACAGCCGAGCAGGAGAGGCGCGGACATGCCGACGGCCAGCAACACGTTTCCTGGCACCCCGTTCGAGGGTTTCTCGCTCTCGCACGCCGCCATCCTGGACGGCACTACCGGAGCGGAAAGCGCCACGGTTTACGGCGTGCGCAACGGCACCATTTCCACGGACCAGGGCAACTTCGAGAACACCGGTGACGATGTTGTCCTTTCCGAGCATTTCTGGATTAACTTCGCCAACGTCACCATCGAGGAAGGTTACATTCCTTTCTCGACCATCGCGAAGATCACCGGCACGTCCGTGACCAGCAGCGGGGCTGCCGGAGCGGACTACTACGCCATTCCGCTGTGGACCCTGGCTTCCATGAACCAGGTGACCCAGCCGCTGGCTATCCGGGTGCCTTCCAAGGACGCTGGCGGACAGATCCGGACGCTCGACTTCGTGCTTTACCGGGTGCAATTTCAGCCATTTAACTTTACCGGTCCGTCGTACAAGACCGGCCTTTCCTGCTCCATTGCCGGAAGGGCATTGTTCTCCACCGTCAACGAGATCGGCACGGCGCTGCCGGCCTCCTACGGCGGGGCGTCCGGCACCTCGGGTACCGCCATCGGCCGCCTGGTCTCCTGGCCCGGCTCGGTCACCGGCGCGTTCACGCCCATCCCGTTCCAGTCGGTCGGTTCCGGCGGCGTCGTCTAAGTGGCCCGCGAGCGCAAGACCTGGCCGGACGACGGGTCCCACTCCGAGACGCCCGGCTTCGCGGTCCCGGACGGGATCAGGGGCTGGTGCTTCCCCTGCCAGGCGTACTGCGGCGGCGAGGGCGTCAAGTGCCCCTGCTGTCACGGCAGCCAGCCGCCGGACCGGCCCGCGGCTACCGGGGCCGAGGTCATCGAGCGCGTGCAGCGGGACCCGGACCTGCGCGACGACAGCGGATCACGGCCTTAGGGAGACGCCATGCCGCCGAGGGAAGACAAGAAGGCAGCTCAGGAGCCGGTGCGGCCTGAGTCGCACGCGCTGCCGCCGCCGGTGCGGCCTGAGGACCGCGACCAGGCCGCCTACGACCGGGACATGGCCGAGCGCGCCCGCCCGGACGAGCGCAGCGAGAAGGACCGCCAGGCCGAGGTCGAGAGGATCGCCCGCGAGGCCCCGCCTGGCTACTCCCCGACCGCCGGCTAGATCCGATAGCTCCCGGCGAGCGCAACATCGCGCTCCCAGAGTCCCGTGGAGGACCGGTGCCGGATGATGAGAACGAGCTGGACCGGCTGGACCCCCAGCCTCAGGTGATCAAGCTCACCACCGGGCTGCAGGTGGAGATCGTCCGGATGCGGACGCGCCAGTTCTTCCGCCTCTTGCGGGTGCTGACCCACGGGGCCGGGCCCGCCATGATGCAGAGCGGGCTGGATTTCAAGGGCGGGGCCGAGCAGTTCACCGCGCAGCTGCTCACCCTGGTGGTGATGTCCATCCCGGACGCCGAGCAGGAGGCCATCGCCTTCCTGCAGTCGATGTGCAAGCCGGCCGGGGCCGCCGTCAAGCCCGAGTCCCAGCTCACCAAGGCGGAGAAGGAAGACAACGAGGCGCTGTACGAGCAGTTCAACAAGGACCTGTTCAACCCCGAGCTGGACGACACCATCGACCTGGTGGAGGCCATCGTCAAGGTCGAGGCTCCCGAGCTGCAGGCGCTGGGAAAAAAACTGCAGCGGATGATGGAGCTGTTCCGCAGGACAGGCCAGGACAAGGAGCCGCCGGAGCCGGAGGCGAGCCCGCAGGACCTGGCCTCACAGGGATCTTCGCCCAGGCCTTCGACCTCCTCAGCAGCGAGTACGGATGGACCGACGAGTACATCCTCTCCCTCCCGCTCTGCCGCCTCCGCCAGGTCACCGAAGCGGTCCGGCAGCGCAAAGACCGAGACCGGACAGCCCGGCTGAAGCTCGCGGAATGGCAGGTCAAGACGGTGTGCGCGTTCATCGGGGCGCAGGCTCCGGTTGATACCAAGCAGACCGGCGGGAAGAACCCGCTGGTCGAGCTGGCGCAGTCCATCGACATCCTGGGCGGGGCTGGCCAGGAGCTGGACAAGATCCGCGGCGAGAAGGTGGCCGACGACTGGCGGGAGGACCCGCGGCTGCAGAAGCCGGTAGCGGCCGACCCCGAGGCGGGGGTGGAGGCGAGCAACGCTCCGGCCTCTTACGAGGGCTTCCTGACCATGTTCGGCGGCGGCTCGCCGACGCCTCCGGGGGCGAGCTGATGGACTGGCTCAGCTGGCGTTCCCCGTTCCTGCCGGTATGGCTGTGGCATGTGCTGTTCGACGGCACCTGGTGTCCGTGCGAGCGCAGCCGCGACTACAAGCGGGCGCTGGCCCGGCTCACCACCGAGGACCCGGCCGACTGGCCCTGGTGGGCGGGCGAGGGCTGATGCGCCGTGGCTGAGTACTGGACGGTCATCTACAAGGCAGTAGCGGACTTCGGCGACCTTCGCCGTGAGGCGGAGAAGGCCAAGCAGGACCTGCAGGACATGGCTGACCAGGCCAGGGCCTTTAACAAGGAGGAGACGGACGGCGCGGCCAAGTCCGTCCAGGCGCGGCAGCGGCAGATCCAGCAGCTGCAGCAGGAGACCCAGGCGCTGAACGCGCTGGGCAGCTCGGCCAAGCAGACTAACTCCCAGCTGCTCTACGGCGGCCGCACCGACATGCAGCAGCACCTGTCGGACATGGACCGGCTGCTGCAGTACACCAACCTGCTGAACCGCGCGCAGTGGATGAACTTCTCCACCGTGCAGCAGGCGATGGCCTACCGGCAGCAGATGTACCAGCAGAAGCTGCTGGAGAACCGGGCCGAGTTCGGCGGCTACCTGACCCCCGACCAGTTCCTGTCTTACATGGCCAAGCGGGTGCAGGCCGCCAACCTGGACACTGCCGCGATCGAGGCCCGGGCCCGCGCGGTGCGGGACGAGACCGGCGCCTACCTGGCTCACCAGAACGCCCTGACCGGGCAGCGGCAGTCGATCGGCCAGCTGGGCGAGGGCGTCTCCGCGCTAGGCGCCCTCAGCGACGCTCTCAATGCCCTGCCGGACACTCAGGTCACCAAGCTGGTGCTCGACGACAGCCAGTTCCTGTCCCAGCTGGCTGCCGACCGCCAGCTGCTGGCTGCCATGCCCCAGGACGTCAAGTGGTCTGCGGAGGTGCTGCCCGCCCGCCCGTCGGTGCAGCTCACCTCGGGCAGGCAGGGCGAGGCTGACGCCGCGCGGATGCTGCGCGAGGAGATGAGCCGGCTGGCTGCCGCCGCGGTGCGCGAGGAGGAGGCCGTCGGCCGGATGATCAGCCGGGCCGCGGAGGACTTCCAGGGCGGGAACCGGTACCTGGCTCCGGAGACCTACCGCCCCGGCGGGGAGTTCGCCCGCCAGCCGGGCAAGGAGATGGTGGTCAAGGCCGAGTTCGACGACGTGGCTGCCCGGTCCGGGCTGGCGATGTGGGTGCACGAGCTGCTGGACGCCGTGCAGCGCCGGTACGAGTTCTTCGCCGTCCTGGATGACACGCAGGCGCTGACCGAGCTGGACAACCTGATGGCCCGGTTCCGGGGCGGGGAGACCGGGGCGCTGCGGCTGGCCGCCGGGATGGGCGGAGCCTCCGGCGGAGGCGGCGGAGGCGGACCGCCGCCAGGGGCCGCCGGGATCAACCCGGAAGATGAGGGATCGGCCCGGGCAC